TAGACGTAAAATCAAAACAAGCAGTATGAATAAAAGCAAAAGACGTGCTATGAAAAAGACTATATCTAAAAAACAATAAAAATATGGCTACAAGGAAAGAAGTTGCAGAACATTTAGACTTATCAGTGGTTTCTATCAGTAAATTAGTCGAAAAGGGCGTTCTCGATGTAAAAATTGGTAGAAACCCAATGGATTTAGATGTTTGTCGTAAAAATTACATAAATTATCTAAGACAGTTAGGCGGTTACAACAAAAGAACAGGTTCTGGTGATATTGCAGAAGAAAAAACCAGATTGACACGAGCACAGGCAAATAAGGCGGAACTAGAAGTATCAGAACTTGAAGCAGAACTAATACCTGCTGAATTAGTGCAATCTACTTGGATTGATTACGTTGCTAATGTCAGAGCAAAGCTATTAGGACTGCCATCAAGGATTGCTCATCAAGTTATTACAGTAGACAAATATGCAGAAGCTGAAATAATTATTAAAGAAAAGGTTTATGAAGCCTTAGATGAATTAGTAAATGAAGGTATACCAGCAAAATATAGAAAATCTATTACAGAAAGTGAATCAGATGTGGAAGAGTCCATCCAATCTGAAGATATCTGAATGGGCAGACAAGTATAGAAAGTTATCACCAGAGTCATCCGCAGAAGCTGGTGCATGGAATACATCAAGAAGTCCTTATCAAAAAGAGATTATGGATGTATTCAATGAACCTAATATTCAAAGAATTGTAGTTATGTCATCTTCACAAGTTGGCAAAACAGAAATAATCTTAAACACCATTGCTTATTATGTAGACCAAGACCCATCACCAATGATGATAGTACAACCTACTTTGCAAATGGGTCAGGCATTTAGTAAAGATAGATTATCTGCAATGATTCGTGACACAGAAAAGATAAGAGAATGTTTTAAAGAAGCAAGAACCAGAGATTCAGGCAATACAGTTTTGCATAAAAAGTTTCCATCAGGTCATTTGACTATAGTTGGTTCTAATTCTGCATCAGGTTTAGCTTCAAGACCTATAAGAGTTTTGTTATTAGACGAAGTAGATAGATATGATGCTTCTGCTGGTACAGAAGGTGACCCAACTGAATTAGCAATAGCAAGAACTAAAACATTTTTTAATAGAAAGATATACATGTGTTCTACACCAACTGTAAAAGGTTTATCAAGAATAGAAGCAGCTTTTCTAGAATCTGACCAAAGATATTACTATGTGCCTTGTCCTGAATGTGACCACAAACAAAAATTAGTTTGGAAGAATGTTATTTGGGAAGAAGATAAACCAGAGACAGCAAGATATGCTTGTGAAAATTGTGGCTCACTAATTGATGAATCTAAAAAACAATGGATGTTAAAACATGGTGAATGGATTGCATCTACACCAACACACAACACTGCTGGTTTCCATATTTCAGAATTGTATTCTGTCTGGTCTACATGGGGAGAAATGGCAACAGCTTTTTTAGAAGCTAAAAAACAACCAGAAACATTAAAGACTTTTATCAATACTGCTTTAGGAGAAACATGGGAAGAACAAGGAGATTCGTTAGAGCATGAAACATTATTGCAGAGAAGATTAAATTACGATTACACAAATTTACCAGAAGATATATTAGTGCTTACTGCAGGTATTGATACACAAAAAGATAGATTAGAAATACAAACCTGCGGTTGGGGAAAATCGTATGAATGCTGGGTAGTGGACTACAAAATATTATGGGGTGACCCAAATGCACCTAACGTCTGGCAAGAATTAGATAATTATTTAAAGCAAAGATTTAGAACTGAATCAGGTAGAGCCTTGCCAATATCTTGTACCTGTATTGATTCAGGTGGTCATCATACAAATCAGGTGTATCATTTTACTAAGCCAAGACAAGGCAGAAGAATTTTTGCAATCAAAGGTGCTAGTCAAGCTGGTAAACCAATTGCTAATAGACCTACTTTTGTTGGTAAGAATAAAGCTGTTCTATATCCTGTTGGTACAGATACAGCTAAAGAAGCAATCTTTGCAAGATTAGCAGCAGATGCAGAAATGAGCACAATACATTTCCCTGTTGATTTGGATGAAGAATATTTTAAACAACTAACAGCAGAAAAAAGAATTACTAAATATGTCAGAGGCAAACCGACAATGGCATGGAAACAAATTAGAGATAGAAACGAAGCATTAGATACTATGGTTTATAATTTTGCAGCTATTTATATCTTGAATCCTAACTTTGATGTTATTGAAACAAAAATATTAAACGAAGAGTCTAAGCCAAAACCACCACCAAGAAAACAAAGATTGCCAATCGATAGGGGTAGAGGTAATTTTGCTAATAATTGGAAATAAAAAAATGTTTTCTTAATTAGAAACAATATAAGTTATAATATCTTGCAAGTGTATCTAACAATTGTGAGGTTATTGCTTGAGCAACTTATTTGATTCTGCAAATTTTCCATCAAAAGAGCCTACTGAATTACAGTTGGGGGATTTTTGGGCATGGAAAAGAATAGACCTTGCAACTGATTATCCTACAGCAGCTTACGCGTTGATTTATGAATTTAATTTAGTAGATGGTTCTACTGCAAGTAATTTTACTTTGACCGCAACAGAAGCAAATGATGAATACATTATCTCAACTACAAGTACCACTTCATACACTGCTGGTAATTACAATTGGATAGCTTACATACAAAGGTCATCTGATAGTGCCAGAATAAAAATTGGTGAAGGTTTTACAGAGATACAACAGAACTATGCAACAACTACTGCATCAGTTCGTAGTCACGCAAAAGTTGTTTTAGATGCAATAGAAGCTGTTATAGAAAATAGAGCAACAATTGACCAATCATCAATGAGTATTGCAGGTCGTTCTTTATCAAGAATGTCTGTAGATGAATTGATGACTTTTAGAAATACTTACAAAGCAGAATATTTAAAAGAAGTGAAGATGGCTAGAATTAAAAATGGTCATGGTTCAGGAAATACAGTCAAAGTTAAATTTGGCTCACAAAAATCATTTAACCCTACAGATTTAACATAATGGCTTGGTACGACAACATATTAGGCAGAAAACCTAAAAAGAAACAAACTTTCAAAAGAACTTATCAAGGTGCTAACACAGGAAGATTGTTTAGCGATTTTTTAACTTCATCTACATCTGCTGATGCAGAAATAAAAGATAACATTAGATTGCTTAGAGATAGGGCAAGAGATTTAGCAAGAAACGATTCTTATATCGCAAGATATTTAAATTTAATGGTATCTAATGTTATTGGAAAGCATGGTATTAGAATATCAGCTAAAGCAAGAAACGATGACCAATCATTAGATATTGGTGCTAATTTATTAATTGAAAGAGCATGGAAAGAATGGACACAAATAGGTAACTGTACTGCAAATGGCAGATTATCTTTTTTAGATTGTCAAAAAATATTTATTGAATCTCTAGCAAGAGATGGTGAAGTTTTAATCAGAAAGATTAAAAACCCAAACAGTCCTTTTGGTTTTCAAATACAATTTTTAGAAGCTGACCATTTAGATGAAAAGAAAAATGACAATGCAAAGAATGGCAATAGAATTAAAATGGGCGTTGAAGTTGATGCTAATGACAAGCCTGTTGCCTATCACTTATATAAAAATCATCCTTACGATAAGCATTATATAAATCAAAACGAATACATAAGAGTTCCAGCAGATGAAATAATACACGCTTACTTACCAACAAGAGCAGAACAAACAAGAGGTGTATCTTTAATTGCAACTGCAATGAGCAATGTGAAAATGCTTAATGGTTATTTAGAAGCTGAAATAGTAGCAGCTAGAGTTGGTGCATCTAAGATGGGTTTCTTTGTTAGTCCAGATGGTGATGGCTATGTTGGTGATGATGAGATGGAAGATACTTTTAATCCTGTTACATCTGCTAATGCAGGTACATTTGAACAATTACCTGCTGGTATGGACTTCAAAGCATTTGACCCAAACCATCCAACATCTGCTTTTGAATCTTTTACAACATCAGTACTTAGAAGTATTGCATCAGGTTTAAACATTTCTTATCACGCTTTATCTAACGATTTAACTAGTGTTAATTATTCTTCAATTAGACAAGGTGCATTAGAAGATAGGTCAATGTTTCAACTGCATCAACAATTTGTTATAGAACACTTTATTGACCCAATATTTAAAGCATGGTTAGAAATGGCTATATCTAGTGGTTACATAAATTTACCCATTTCTAAATATGACAAATTTGCACGTTCTATAAATTACATACCAAGAAGCTT